CAGAAAATTCTACCCACAAGTCGAGCCATTCCTACCATAAAGTCAATAAAAACTGTAGATATTCTATCCAAAAGTATAGGAGATGACATGAGAAGGAAGAAACAAGACACTATAAAACCGCCGACAACATCTCCTCCAGGCCTTCAACCAGACAATCGCTTCCAACAAATTGCTGCTTTGGGACTAAAACGGCTTGAAGAGCGCTTGATTTCTGGAGAAGCAACTGGTCAAGAGATAGTTTATGCCATACAATTTGCGGATCCGCTTAGACCACTCAAGAAGGCAAAGTTAAAGAGTGAGAATGCTCTGCTTCAATCTAAGAAAGATGCTATTGATTCAGCCCAGAAGTCAGAAGAGCTTTATGCGAATGCCATAGCAGCTATGAAACAATACCAAGGACGTGATTCGGATGATCAGGACATACAAAGCCTTGATGGAACTGCCTGATTTTCGAAAGCGTTATGAATTTCTTAGAACTGAGTCTCCAATAGGCGATCCAACGTTTGGTTCTCGAAGATATTTGAATCAAGCGTTTTATGCAAGTAAAGAATGGAAGTCTATCAGGTCTAGAGTGATAATTCGAGATGAGGGCTGTGACCTTGCATGTCCCGACAGACCCATATACGATAAGATAATCGTTCATCATATCGAACCAATTACTTATGAAGATATTATGGAGCATACAGATCGACTAGTATCACTGGATAATTTGATCTGTGTCTCAAATCGAACTCATCAGGCTATTCATTATGGTTCTTATGAGTTGCTAGATGATGAGTATGTTCCTAGGAAGGCTGGCGATACTACACTTTGGTGAGGAGGAAATATGCCGGACTTTAAGAAGGCACGTGTACGTAAGGACGTTCGGGTTGTGTATCTACGAAAAGCTCCGGATGATCCTGTCGAAGAGGAAATTACAGTCGGACGAAAGAAGGGTGGAGAAGAAATCGAAGTCAATCTTAAAGAGCAAGTTTATAGTTGGGGTGGACTTAGATTTTGTCGAACCCGACATCCAGATGGATATGTTCGTCTAGATGCTATTGCTTTGTGAGGTCAAATGGCTACTATTTTAGAGACAACCAAGAAGTTACTTGGTATTACTAACGATTATACAGTCTTTGACCAAGATATTATCATAGGAATAAATTCGGCATTTCTGACCTTAAACGAATTGAAGGTTGGGCCTGATATTCCATTTCGCATCGAGACAGGTAATGAGGAATGGACTGAATTTAGTGATAATCCAGGAGTATTGAATGGAGTGATTCAATATATTTGGTTGAAGACCCGACTCGCGTTTGATCCACCGACAAGTTCGTTTGTGGTGGATGCTATAAAGAATCAGATTTCTGAGTTGGAGTTTAGGCTCAATGTTCTGTCTGAGTGAAAGGAGGTTATATGGCTGATATTGTGTTTGATGATACCATATCTGATGATTATCTTCAGCACCATGGTGTTAAGGGAATGCGATGGGGTTTTCGCAAGGCGATTGAGCGAATAGGAAGTTCTGTTCGTACTGGACGAAACATGATGGCTAATTTTGCTAAGAGTACGTCCAAACGAATTACCAAGATTCCCAAAGACATCAATCGTAGTATTGCTAAACGTCGTACTCGTAAACAGCGTAAATTACGGACGAGGACTAAGCAGCTAGAGAAGGTTGCTGCACAGAGAAAAGAAGCTGCTGATTTAAGAACACGTCAAGCTCAAGCTCGGGCTGATATGAGAGCTGCAAAGAATGATATTCGTAAGGCAAAAGAGTCTGATTCTTTGATGGGTCGTTATCGAGCGCATAAGAATGAAGTAGCAGCTAGACGTGAGGCACGAGCAGCAGAGCGAGAAGCTCAAAATAAAGCATGGCGAGACGCGCATCCGCATCTCTCTAATTATCTTGATCGCCGTAGAGCACGTAAGGAGACAGAGCGTCAACAGCGTGACGTATATAAGGCTCAGCGCAAAGGGATTTATAAACGCATGCTTCAGGACGCCACTGATTCTCTTATTCGAGATCAGCTTAATTCTAGCTTCCGTTCGGCAGCTAAGTATGGATGGAGTCGAGTTGCTAGTGATGAGAATGCATCTGAAGGCGCTCGACAGTTTGCGGAATTTATGGGTGGCGTTAAGAAGAAGAAAGATAATGTCGAGGATATTCTTGCTAAGAAGGGTGGAGATTACAGTAAGCTTAGTGATGAGGAGATTACAAGGCTTAGGAAACGTAGGCTCGCTCTTAAGAGTATTACGAGGTCTTAATTATGGCTTTGTCTAATACAGCCACACCTAGATATTATGCGGAGTTTAGAGATCAAGTCCTTAACGGAGATATTCCAATATGTCAAGAGATCGAGCAAGAGATGAATCGGATCGATTGGCGTATCCGAAATCCTGGAATTTATTACGATCCTATTCCGGTAGAAGGTTGGATCAGTTTTTGTGATAACGAGTTGACACTTACAGATGGAACTGATTTAACTTTACTACCTTCTTTTAAACTTTGGGGCGAACAGCTTTATGGATGGTATTATTTCATAGAACGTGAGGTATTTGTCCCAAATAAGAATGGGTTTGGAGGACACTATGAACGACGCATGGTCAAACGGCGTCTAACGAACAAACAATTTATCATAACCGCTCGTGGTAGTGCTAAAACAATGTATGCCTCAGCGATTCATGCTTATGAATGTTCGGTTTCATCCGAGACTACGACACAGGCAGCAGTTGCTCCGATTATTCGTCAAGCTGAGGAGACGCTGATTCCAATCAAGACGGCATTGGTCCGAGCACGCGGCCCTTTGTTTAAGTTTCTGAGGAGTGGGTCAATCAACAACACGACTGGGTCGATAGTTAATCGAGTCAAAATGACTGCAACTAAGCGAGGGATTGAAAATTTCATAACCAATTCTTTGATAGAGACTAGGCCGATGTCAATTGATAAACTTCAAGGTTATCGTGGTAAGATTTGTACATTGGATGAATGGCTTTCTTGTGATATTCGCGAAGATGTCATAACAGCTCTTGAGCAAAGTGCATCTAAGACTCCGGATTATATAATCATTGGTATCTCGTCCGAGGGAACGATACGTAACTCTATTGGCGATACAATCAAAATGGAATTACAGTCGATTCTTAAGGGTGATTATGTTGATCCCCACACATCAATCTTTTTCTATAAGCTCGACAATGTGACTGAGGTGGCATATCCCGAACTTTGGATCAAGGCATCGCCTAATATAGGGAAGACAGTTTCCTATGACACATATCAACGTGAGGTTGAGCGTGCAGAGAAGAACCCATCAGTCCGTAATGAGATATTAGCGAAACGATTTGGAATACCTCTAGAGGGCTATACATATTTCTTTCCATACGAGGAGACTAAGGTTCATCGCAAGAGAGATTTTTGGTCTATGCCCTGTGCCATGGGCGCTGACCTATCTCGTGGTGATGACTTTTGTGCATTCACGTTTGTCTTTCCTCTTGGCGATGAGACGTTTGGAATTAAGACTCGGTGTTATATTTCCGAGAAGACGTTCTCCGAGTTAACTAAGGCATTACGAGAGAAATATGAAGAGTTTATCAAAGAGGGTAGTCTTATTGTCATGGATAAGATCGTCCTTAAGATGGATGATGTTTATTCAGACTTAGAGAAACATATCGAAGAGACTCAATATGACGTTCGAGCTATGGGATATGATCCATATAATGCAAAAGAGTTTGTAGAGAATTGGACTGCCGATCATGGACCATTTGGAGTAGAGAAAGTTATTCAAGGGGCTAAGACAGAATCAGTTCCTCTTGGTGAACTTAAGAAACTTTCAGAAGAGCGTAATCTTTTATTTGATGAAAGTTTGATGTCTTTTTGTATGGGGAACTGCATTGCTCTTATTGATACAAATGATAATAAGAAATTGTATAAGAAGCGCAGGGACCAAAAGATAGATGCAGTTGCAGCAATGATGGATGCATATATTGCTTGGAAAGCAAATACGGATAACTTTGAGTGAGGTGATAGCTTTGTATGGTAAGGGTAATAATCTTGCCCATTTTGGCATTAAGAAAATGAAGTGGGGTATCAGGAATTATCAAAATAAGGATGGTTCATTGACCACACTGGGCAGGATACGATATGGAAGTCCGCGTGGAAAAAAGATCGTGAGATCTGTTGATCTTCTTGAAAACTTCCCTAGGCAGCAACCTGGTGAGTCTGATAAAGCATTTCAAAGACGGTATAGTAAGTACGAAGATAGGGCTTGGGGCTCTTATTATTCTTTGACTCCGACCGAGCAATTAGCTGCTGATAATGAGCAGCGTCGTCGTCGGATGAGTAAACAACGTAAGACGGCTATAAAATACGCCATTGCGGGTGTGGCGAGTGGAGCAGCCGTTGGTGCTGTTGCGGGTCCTCCTGCTGGGATAGCCACTGGTTCGGCAGTAATTTCTGGAGCAGCGATTGCAGGTGGCCATGAGAATCTGATCAAGGCATATATGCAGAATCGTAAAAATTATAAGAGCACAAAGAAAGAAATCAGACGTAAAGTTCTAGAAGAGCTTGATCATGGCGACCTGTATCATTACGGAATTAAAGGACAAAAGCGCGGCGTTCGACGCTATCAAAATACGGATGGATCTTTGACTCCAGCCGGTAAGCAGCATTATGGAGTTGGAGTTCTTCAGCTTTTGGGCTCGCGAAAAGATCAAACTTCAGCACAAGGTGGGCCATCTAAGCCTAACCTTAAGATTGGTTTGGCGGCTGGATCTAAGAAAATAACAGCAACAATGAATTCTACTGGTCGTATGAATTCGGAAGGTCATTTAACCAAATGGCGCGATCGTCGTCGAGCTTTATCATATGCAAAAGGAGCTCGTGAGCGTTCTAGTGCACTTAAAGCATATGATAAGACGGGGAACGCAAGTGGTAAAGAGGCTGCCGAGTCTCGAATGAGTATCGCCGGTCGAGATCTTTCTGGTGCAGCTAAGGCATCTGGTATCGCTCGACTTCAAAATAGAACTGCAATTGCTAAGTATGCTAAATCTGCTGCCTATGCGGCTGCTGGCGTTGGTGCATCTGTCGCACTGGCGAACCCAGCTCCATTGGCGCTTGGTGCCGCTAGTATCAAGAATCTTTGGCAAGGGAATAGGGCTCGTAAGAAGTCTAATATTGCAAAGGAATTTGCGAAAGAGCATTATAATGACGAATCGGATTATTTGCCGGAGAATATTGTGGATATTGAGAATAAATATTATCGGTATCATCCTAATCGCCGTCATGCTAAGCATAGTGATTTAGCTCATTTTGGCATTAAGAACATGAAGTGGGGACAAAGGCGCTATCAGAATCCAGATGGGTCCTTGACCGCAGAAGGTAAGATGCGTTATAGATCTATGGCACCAGATGGATCGTTACGTTATGGATCTTTGATGCCATCCGGGAAAATACGTCCTAAAGATCCTAGGACCCAGCAGATAAAGGATTATGGAAGTTATCGTGATTATGCGGATCAGTATCACAATCTATCTCGATCACGGTTAACGAATCCTTATCAGAAAATTGAAGCACTTAAAAGTAAACATCATTTTATGAAAAAGGCCAACGAAGCAAGAAGAGGTCTTACAGCAGCAGAAGAAGCGGCTGGCATGGCTGAAGCCCAACGAAAAAATAAGATAATAAATGCATTTGGCTCGGGAATTAGTGGGATCGGTGGAGCAGTGATGTCAGCTACCGGTCTTGCCGGGATTAAGGCAGCAACAAGTGCAGTAGCCATCGGGGCCTCATCCACTGCTTTGGCTGGTGGATTACCATTTATTGCTGCTGGTGGATATATGGTTGGTCAGTACATAAGGGCTCGGCGTGCTGAGAAGATGTATCGAAAATATGCAAAAGAGAATTGGAATGACCCAAACGTTGAACTTCCATGGCCATTAGAATTTTACGGAAAGTACGATAACAAGACACAGAAGAAGGCTTATAAAGATTATAAGAAAGATCCAATTAATCTTGGCCGTCAATATGAGCCAGATAGTATTAATGAACCTGAAATCCCTAAAAAATATTATAAGAAATACTCCAAAAGAAAACAAAACACTCCTATGAATATTCCGTCGGATAGGCAATGGCAGCAGTTTAATCACCATCAGGATATGCTGATGCAACAAAATATTCTTAACGATATTAATCGAATATCAAATGAAACAACAATGATGAATATGCACATGATGGATCCAAATATAGGATTTTAAAAAACATGTAGAAATCAGGAAGGGAGGTGACAATGGGAGTATTTGATCGGTTAAAGTCAGCGTGGAATATTTTTCAAAATAGAACAGACAATGTTCCAAACTATCATGTTCGGACGGATAGTCTCCGACCGGATAGGTTTGTTCCATCCATAACGAATGCTAGGAGTATAGTTGAGGCAATTTATACTAGGATTGCTAATGATGTTGCTTCTGTCGAGATTGAACATGTTCGAGTAAATGATGATGGTCGTTTTACTGAAGTAATAGATGATAATCTCAATAGGTGCTTCACTATTTCAGCAAACATTGATCAAATAGGTCGAGATTTCAGGCTTGATATTGTGTCTAACCTTCTTGAAACCGGAACAGTTGCTGTGGTTCCGACCCATACAGATATTAATCCTGATAAGGGCTCATATGAGATTCTTGCCATGCGAGTTGGAAAGATTATGGCCTGGCAACCAGATCGGGTAAAGGTTCAACTGTATAACGACCGAACTGGCCGTAAAGAAGAGATGTGGGTATTAAAGAAGCGGACAGTTATTATCGAGAATCCATTCTATCAAGTAATGAATGCGCCTAATTCTACACTTAAACGATTGACTGCTAAACTTGCTCTTCTTGATAATATCGACAATCGCAATGCAGATCCGAAACTCGATCTTATTCTCCAGATGCCGTTTCAGATTGCTTCTGAGGCAAGGCAAAAGAAAGCTGGCGAGCGAATCAATAGGATTAAAGATCAGTTGGAGAATTCTGATTATGGTATCGCATACATTGATGCTACCGAAAAGATAACTCAGTTAAATCGGTCAGTCGAGTCGAATCTCATGCCGCAGATAGAATGGCTTACTAAACAGCTTTATGCCCAGCTTGGTATTTCCGAAGAGGTATTCTCTGGAACTGCCTCTGAGCAGGTTATGTTAAACTATCAAAATAGAGTCTTGGAACCCATTCTTACATCAATTACAAACGAGTTTACTCGTAAACTATTGACCAGAACTGCAATCACTCAGCACCAGCGCATTGAGTTTTATATGAATCGATTCAAACTGGTTAGTCTTGTTCAGTTGGCTGACTTTGCAGACAAGTTTAGTAGAAACTCCATTATGTCACCAAATGAATTCCGTTCGATTCTTGGTCTTAAAGCCTCTGATGACCAGAAGTCTGATATGCTGTATAATAGAAATATGCAAACAGATGCAGACGTTATGGGCGGGTCTGAAGTTACCGATTCAAATGGTGTTCCAGTATCTGATTGGGATATTAGTGCAGCTGATGTAATGGCAGCGGAATAAGGAAGGAAAAAAGGATGTATGATTTTGCAGGATATGTAACTAAAAATGATATTAGGTGCGGCGATGGACGAGTAATCAAGCATGGAGCATTCAAGGATTGTATTGGTAAGACGGTGCCTCTGATGTGGCATCATATGCATAATGATCCGAATATGTTGCTTGGAAATGTTCTACTTGAGGGACGTCCCGATGGCATCTATGGGTATGGAAGTTTTAATAATGGAAAGAATGCTGAAGCCGCTAAGGTTGGCCTAGCTCATGGCGACTTCGACTCCATGTCTATTTACGCCAATCATTTGGTACAAGAGGGACCAAATGTAATCCATGGTGACATTAAGGAGGTTAGTCTTGTTCTGGCCGGGGCTAATCCTGAGGCCACTATTGAGGAGATTACCTTTGCGCATGCAGATGGATCCCTTGATGTATCCGAGGAGGAGGCCATTATTCACTCGGCAATTAAGCTTGACGAACTCTCACATGCTGAGCCGGCTAATCAATCACAGTCTGCTTCAAATACTCAACAGGAGACTGTACGAGACGTTTGGAATAGTTTTACCGATGAAGAGAAGGCACTTGTCTTCTTGACACTTGAGCAGCAGGTCGGTCCCGAGGGAGTTGAAGCGGTTTCTTCAGGACTTGGTGGCGGAGACATCGATCTCGACAAGTATGCGGACATGGATGTTGAGGCTGTCTATAATAACTTGGATACTAAGAAAAAGAAGATTGCTGAGTATATTGTTGGGACTGCTGTAAGTGCGGCGCAGAATGCTGCTGAGACAAATCAAAATGGAAGTGAGGATGATATGGGTCATAATGCTTTTGAGAACAACGATTTTGTAACTGGTGTGGATGAGGACGATTATGTATTTCTCGATAACGGCGAGGTAATTCAGCACGATGACATTAATGAGTGCCTTGCCAATGCTTCTAGTTATGGTACGCTAAGTAATGCATTCTTGCAGCACAGCATTAGTAACCTTGAGGTTATTATGCCTGATTATAAGACCGATGGTGATCCCAACATGATCAACCGTCCGGTTGAGTGGGTTGCGGATGTTCTTGGTAATGTTCATAATGTGCCTTTTGCGAAGGTCAAGTCCATCACCTTTGATATTACTGCGGATGAGGCTAGGGCTAAGGGTTATGTCAAGGGAACCCAGAAGCAGGAAGAGATAATCGCCGCGCTTAGTAGGAAGGTATCTCCTCAGACGATCTATAAGAAGCAGGCAATGGATCGTGATGATCTCATTGATATTACTGACTTTGATGTCGTTGCGCTTCTTCGTTCCGAGATGACCACGATGCTTGACGAGGAGAAGGCTCGTGCGATTCTCGTCGGTGATGGTCGTGCTAAGTCTGCTCCAGATAAGATTCATGAAGAGAATGTCATGCCTGTGATTTATAAGGCGGCAGATACCAACGACCCGTATTGTATCTGGGGTCTTATTGGTGGTTATGAGACGACTACGGACGTTAATGAGAAGTCTAATCTTCTTGTTGATTCTGCGGTCAAATTCCGTAAGGATTATCGTGGCTCTGGAACTCCGGTGTTCTATGGTTGCAATGATGTGATCACTCAGATGATGCTCGCCAGGGATAAGATCGGTCACAGGCTTTACAAGTCTGATTCTGAGCTTGCTTCTGCAATGCGAGTCAGTCGTATTGTTGAGGTCCCTGTCATGGAGGGTATCCAGATCGAGGGAGCATCTCCGTCGGATAAGTTCGACCTTCTTGGTATTATCGTCAATCTTTCGGATTATGGCGTCGGTCGCGACCGTGGTGGTGAGAATACCTTCTTCAGTGACTTTGACATCGATTACAATAAGGAGAAGTACCTCCTGGAGACTCGTATGTCTGGTATGCTGAGGAAGCCTTACTCGGCGATCGCTCTGGCCTGTAAGCACGTTTAAATCAAAATGGAAGTTGAGGTGAAGAATGAAGTTCTATGGTCCTATTGGATTTTCAGCACAAATCGAGGTAGAGCCCGGTGTCTGGCAAGACAAGATAGTTGCTCGCATGTATTTTGGTGACGTCAAAAAGAATCATCGTTCTTTCACCTCAACTTCCGAAATGAACGATAAGATTCGAATTAGCAGTACTTTGATTAGTGTCGTGTCTGACGGATATTTGGACAAGCATATCGGTGAAATGCGATATGTCGAGTATCTTGGAGTTAGATGGAAGATACAATCCGTCGAGATTAATTATCCAAGAGTCGAATTAACTTTGGGGGAGGTATGGAATGGACAATAGATTAGAGTTTCACAATAAGCTTTGCGACTTATTGGGATCTAAGAACTGTTACTTCCAACCTCCCTCAGATATTTTGCTGAAGTATCCTTGTATTGTGTATCATGAAAAAGATGTCATTTCGACTAGAGCAGATGACCTGATTTATCTGATGCAGTATCAGTTTTCTGTTACTTGGATTACTAAGACTGCCGATATAGATATTCCAGTAAAAGTTTTAAAGGCATTTTCATCATGTAAACTTGATCAGATATTTGCTTCTGAGAATCTTATGCATTATGTATTCACAATAAATATTCCAGTTAAGGAGTAAGTATGGCTATTTTGCAATGGGATGCAACTGGTGAGCGTAAGTATGAGCTTGGTGTTGACCATGGTATATTGTTCGTATTTGACAACGGTGCCTATAAGGATGGCGTTGTATTTAATGGCTTGACGTCCGTTCAGGAGTCTCCTGATGGTGCAGAGGCCAATGACATCTGGGCTGATAACATGAAGTATGGTTCAATCCGCTCTGCTGAGAATTTCAAGGGGACGATTGAAGCATATATGTATCCGCCTGAGTTTGCGGAGTGCGATGGTAGCATTACGCTAGTCAAGGGCGTAACGGTAACTCAGCAGACTCGTAAGCATTTCGGTCTGGCATATCGTAGTAATATCGGTTCTGATACGACTGACTGGACTGAGGACTACAGGATCCATCTTGTCTATGGTGCAACGGCCTCTCCTTCTGAGCGTAATCATGAGACTGTGAACGATTCGCCAGAGGCCGGTCAGCTTAGTTGGGAGTTTGATACCGTACCCGTTCCGGTGCCTGGGTATCGCAATACGGCTCATATTTATGTCACTAAGTCTGAGTGTGACCCGACCAAGTTTAAGGCATTTGAGGATTACCTTATTGGAACGGCTACTACTGAGTCTAAGCTCCCTCTGCCCGAGAAGCTGAAGGAACTCTTTACCTAAAATAAATCAAAATAGAAAGGAAACTACTATGTTTCGTTATGTCGATGTCTATAAGGACTTTAATGGTACTGAGCGCAAGGAGACTGTCTACTTCGATCTGAATCAGTCTGAGATTATTGGTCTTGAGATTGATTCTGAGAAGGGTCTGTCTGAGTATTTGCAGGAGATTTCAGATGCCAAGAATGCCAAGGAGATGATGTGGTTCTTCACGAACATTCTTTATAAGGCATATGGCGAGAAGTCTGCTGATGGTCGTCGGTTTATAAAGTCAAAAGAGCTATCCGACGCGTTTACTCAGACTGTTATCTATCAAGATATTTATACTGAGCTTCTTACTAATGCTGAGTTTGCTGCTAAGTTTATTAATGCGATCATGCCAGACATGGGTGCTTTGGCAGATAAGATTAATAAGAATGCAGACAAGAACAAGAAGATGATAGAGAAGATTCAGTCTGATAAGATGCTTGTCTAAGCATATGTTGTCGATAGATATTCCAGAGATTGAGATCTATGATCGAGAGAAACAGGAATTTCAAACAATAAAGCCACAGCATCTGGTATTAGAGCATTCATTGATATCCGTATCGAAGTGGGAAGCCAAATGGAAAAAGCCATTCTTATCAAGTACAGATAAGACGGTTGAAATGATGTACGACTATATTCGGTATATGACGGTGAATAAGAATGTAGATGATCGAATCTATACTTATTTGCCGCCCGATATCTCACAAAAGATTAGTGAATACATCGAAGATCCTATGACAGCCACCACGTTTTCATCAGATAGAAAAACGCCAACACATGTTCCGGCTAAGTATCAGAAAACAAAGATCGTTACATCTGAAGAGATTTATTATCAGATGTTTAGTTTGCAGATTCCTATCGAATGCGAGAAATGGCATCTCAATCGTCTGTTAACACTTCTTCGAATATTTAATGTTAAGAATAATCCAAAAAAGATGACTAAAGCTGAGATAATGCGTCAGAACACAGCCATCAACAAAGCTCGACGGGCTAAGTATCATTCGCGAGGTTAGTAGAGAGGAGGTCGTCTATGCCCATTTCAATTCGCCATAAAGGTGACTTTGAGAAGACTACAAACTTTCTTATAAAGATGTCAAAGCGACAATTCTTAAAGAGACTTGATGAATATGGACAGATGGGCGTCAACGCACTAAAAGCTGCTACGCCAGTCCGTACAGGCAAGACGGCCTCCTCGTGGGCTTACGAAATTCGTCAAAATGGAAGTGACATTTCTCTAGTCTGGACTAACAGCAATAAGTCTAGAGGAGTGCCGATAGTCTTTTATATTCAGTATGGACATGGAACAAAAAGTGGTCGATATGTCCAGGGGTATGACTTCATAAATCCAGCTATACAACCAGTATTTGATCAGATTAAGAAAGATATTTGGGGGGAGGTAACCAGCGCATGAGTGCATCTCAGAATACAAAAGCGGTTGACGAACGAATCGTCGAAATGAAGTTTGATAATGCTCAATTTGAGCAGGGAGTTAGACAATCAACTGAGTCGCTTAACCGGTTTAAGAAAGCAATTAATACAGATGGTGCTGAGAAGGCTTTCGACGGTATTGAGAAAGCTGCCAATAAGGTACGGTTATCTGGTCTTAATGATGCAGTCGAGGAATCTGGCCGCCATTTCTCAGCACTTCAAGTAGTTGCGATTAGTGCGTTGGCCACCATTGCATCCAGGGCAACACAAGTCGGCATGCAGATGGTTAAAGCCCTTAGTCTCAATCCAATACTCGATGGTTTTCGCGAGTATGAGACTGAGATGAACTCCATCAAGACGATTCATGCTAATCTCCCAGATACGTCCTTTCAGCAAATTAAAGATACCCTTCAAGAACTCAATGAATACGCCGACCTGACTATCTACTCATTTGGTGATATGACCCGGGCTATTGGTTACTTTACGGCAGCCGGTGTTCAAGTCGATGCGGCTGCCAGAGCGATTAAGGGCCTGTCGAATATCGCAGCTGGTGCAGGTGCAAATAATCAAGCCCTTGCTCGTGCGGAATACCAAGTTTCACAAGCACTTCAAGGTGGAGTTATTCACCTTATGGACTGGAATTCTCTTATGCAAGCAGGTATGGCAAGCCCTGAATTCCAGCAAAGATTGATTGAAAACGGCCGAGCGATGGGCAAGAATGTTGATCAATTCATTGCCGCAAACGGGTCATTTAGGGAATCCTTAAAAGAGGATTGGCTTACTACAGATGTCTTTCTCAAGACCATGGATCAGGCAGCCGATGCCACAACAGAATGGGGTAAGCGCCTTACTGACGCGGCTACCGTTGTCAATACTTTTACTCAGCTAACTGGTACCATTGCAGAAGCAATCGGTACTGGCTGGGGTGAGACAATGAAGCTCATTCTCGGCGATGCTGAGCAGTCAACAGAGCTCTTTACAAGCATTTACCGAGCTCTAGATCCACTTATTTCGGCATATACGGATTTCAGAAATAACCAAGTTCGGACCTGGGCTGAGATGGGTGGACGTCAGGCCATCATAGATGGTATCTCTCATTCGTTCGAGGTGCTTAAGAATCTCTTGTCTCCTGTCGGTGACTTGATGAAACGGATATTCGGTAAGTCCGGAGAGGTTATGGCTAATCTCTCAAAGAAGTTTGCCGAGTTTGCCGCTAAGTTTGAAGAGAAGACAAGACCCATCCGTGAGTTCTTTAGGCCCATGGTCGAAGGTGCTGAGAAGGCAGAGAATGCCATCCATGAGGTTAAGGACTCTATTGAGGAAGTCACTGAGCTTGCCGAGTCTGTAATCAATGGTGACTGGGGCAATGGCCAAGAGCGAATCGATCGTCTACAGGAAGCTGGACATTCATTTGAATTAGTTCAAAATAGGGTAAATGAGCTTCTTGGATGTGAGTATCGATATGAGGTAGAGCAAGATGAGGTTAATGACAGCATAGCTGAGGGGTCCGAGAATCTTAATGAGATGTCCTCAGAGCTTGATGAAGCTGCTAGGAAACAGAAAGCAGCCGCAACAGCATTTGATAATTATAATAATGCGCTGGCTGGTTTTCGTAGTGGTCTTGAGCTTGGGCGTAAAGCGCTTGATATTTTCTTCTATACTGCAAAACGCGTTTGGGATGTAGTAAGCCGTATCGGGATATCACTAGGTAAGATCGGTCTTGCTATTGCCGGCGGTCTTGGGCAAATTGTTACTGCAATTAACTCTGTCATCGAGCGGCTTGGTCTGGTTGATAAGGCTAAGGATAAGATCGGTGGGGCGTTCGATAAGCTATCAGATCCTCTTGATAAATTTGATCGATTTGCGGATGTTATAGTCGATAAGATTGGTGTCGCAGTTGACTTCATTGTCGATAAGATTGAGAATATTGAGGATACTCTTGCCGATTTGAACAGTAAGTACGGTCCTACGGTTCTCAAGGTCTACGGGAAGATCACCAAGTTTATTGGGGACCGAGTAAAAGACCTTCTAAACATTATTTCTCAGCTTGGGCCTAAGATTGTTCCACTTCTGGATATAGTCAAATCTGGTCTTGGGCGGGTCGTTGATTTGATGGGCGACGCAGCTAGTAAAGTTGACTTTAGTCGAGCTATTTCATTCATTACTAGTTTTGCTGAGGCTGTTAGTCGGTTAGTAACTCTAGGACTAGACAGACTTCATGAACGCATGTCTGGTCTTCCGAGTCCAATTAATGCTTTGTCGAATGCATTTGGAGCGTTGAAAGATAAGGCGAGCGGATTAGCAACTGGTCTTATGAATTTGTTTGGTTCTATTAAGGTGGCCGACACATTCAAAGAAGCGACTGGACATATAAAAGAGTTCGTATCGACCTTAAGGCCACTTGAAGGCATTAAGAGTGTTTTCAGCAAGCTTGGACCGCAACCAGCATTGGGTGCTGAGGTAAACACTTCTGGAGTTACTGATCAAATAGATGACAGTATTAAAGCTAATAAGGGTGGACAACGTCGATCGTTCAAAGAGTTTGTAGAAAAGCTTGGTGTACGAAACTTTATTCAAGATATTCAGAAAGCATTTGACAAGGCTTCTCTTGGCGGAATTGCTACTTCTGTATCAAGTTTCTGTGGGCGTATCGGTCAGACCTTTGCGGCTGGAATTAAAGTTGGTTCCATAGATATTTCTCGACCGTTTGTTACGTTGAAAACCATTATTGGTAATGGCATCCATTCTATTGGCGAGAAGATTTCAAGTGCATTCGATAAAGTCAAAATAGAATCTTTGACTAAGGGTGCCGAGGGATTCGGCCATAGAGTCGGAGAGATGTTTGGTAAGATCCCTCAACTTGTTATGGCTCCTCTTGATAATTTGAAGAAGGCCTTTGATATTATCAAGCAAACTATTGACAGTTTCTTCAAAGGCTTTACAGACGGTATGGCCGCAGTCGGATCTGGGCTCGCAGATGGCGCTAGTTCGATATTTGATTTAATTAAGAGAGTCTTGCACATCCTAGAGCTGTTCTTGACCAATCCGTCTATGGGGATTGCTGCCGTTCTCTTTATGATATATAAGAACATAACAGTAATAACCTTGTATCAAAGAATTATTCTTGTTGCTGTCGCTAGACTCGGTACCGCATTAAAGCGAATCGGTAGTGGTATTAACAATATCGGTAAGGGTGTTAAATGGGGTGGATTGGCTGCGTTTGTCCTTTCGTTCTCACATGCCATTAAGCTCCTCGTTGAATGTATTGATATCCTTCAAACCATATCACCAAGCAACATTGCCAAAGGCATTGTAACTATTGCCTTTCTTGGAGTATTGTTGGGTGCAGCAGCCTTGATAATTGGTAAGTTTACCGATTTAAGAAATACCATGGCGGAGCTTAAGAAGGGCGATGATCCCCTTACTCAATTCGTTAACCTTCTTCTCAGTATCAGAGCGACTCTTGGTAATCTCGGCAAGGCGGCCATGTATACTGGTATGGGTGTTATGCTTGCCGGTCTTGCTGTAGGCATTTTCATTCTCGTTAAGGCCATACAAGCATTGGAATCGAAAGACATTGGGTATATTATTGACGGGTTTGTTAAGCTCTTACCTTTGTTCGCTTTGTTAGTTGGGGCACTATCAATTCTATCACTCCAAGGCCCGAATCTTCAAAAGGTTGCAGTTTCAATAATATTAATATCAGTATCGATCATATTGTTGGCAAGTGCTGTGAAGCAATGGAGTGCAATTCTTAACGATGGAGGTATGCAGAAGGGCATCCTAGCAGTTACTATACTTCTCTTTGGTCTGATAGGTGTTATCATTATCTTGGCTGCTGTTGGTGGTCTTACACAAGGCAATGGATCAGGAGCTTTGAAATCCGCAGCTGCTATCCTAGTGCTAGTAATAGCAATAAAGATGATAGTTGGTGCTGTCTCGTCTATGGCAGATTTGGTTAAGGAGAAGGGCGCAGATGTTGATAAGGCACTATTGGCAATACGAGATATGTTGGCTTCTTTAACTATTTGCCTTGCACTCCTCGTTCTTGTTTCTAAGGTCGAAGGAGAAGGTAAAGGTAGTGCTCTTGCCTCAGCCATAGGTCTTACGGCGGTCATGTGGGCTATGAGTCAGCTTCTTCAACAGATATCTACCATGCCGGACCCAAACGGCGCTCTTGCTGTTGTACAGCCAATGGTTATTCTTATAGGTGTTGTTGGCGTCGTGATATTGCTTATAAATAAATTCTGTGATCCAACGACTGTTTGGTCAGCAGCAATAGCAATAGGCGGCGTTATGCTATGTATGGCTTATGTTCTTCAAATGCTAAGCATGCTCGATGGTAAGAATTTAAGTGGATATAAGGAAATTATCGATCATATGATATTAGCTTTACTTGCTATATTTGGTGTGATAGCTCTACTTATTGTCATTATGGACGCTGTACCCATCTCTATGGCTGCCGTTGCATTGATAATTGGGTTGTTCTTATCGGCCGCAGTTATGTTTGCAGCAGTTGGATATTGCGCTAAGATGATTGGCGAGAGTATTGATAAGATCGCCGAGGGTATGGATAAGCTCACAGACGTTCTTGCTAAGATGCAAACTCTTGATGATGCTGCTCCTGGGAAGCTTCTTGATATTCTTGGACATCTTGCGGGTGGAATCCTTGCTGTTGGACTATCAAATCTGTTTGGTGGCGCTGAGGCAATGGAGAAACTTGCTCCACCGATTGGATATTTGAGCTTCTCACTTGATAAGTGGGCTGCGGTTGACCCATCTGTCGGTGGTAAGATTCGAGACGTCCTTGCAGGCATAGGGGACGGCATCGGTCACCTTAATCTTGGTGGATGGGGTGCTGATGCTCTAGCCAAATGCGCAGAAGGTATTGGATATTTAGGTGAGCATATCCGAGCCTGGGAGAGTGTCAACCCAGATCTTGGTAAGAACATTGCCTGGACTTTGGAGAATGCTGCATCTGGTATCAAATCCCTGAATGGTTCTGTTAATGGTGCTGAGTCTATCAATGTTGCTGCTGGTGCTATCTCATATCTCGGTGAGCATATCAGAGCATGGGAAAGTGTCAATCCGGATATTGGTAAGAGTATTTCAGAAACTTTAAAGAATATAGCTGGAAGCCTTAATGCGTTTGATGGCACAGCAGAAGGTGCTACTCAAATCGGGTATGCCGCTTATAATATCGACAAGCTATCCACATCGATAGAAAGATATTCTGAGGTAGCTCCTAATTTAGATGGGGTTAAGGAATCTCAAGATGGATTTACGAACTCTTTAGCCAACTTTAATGTAACTGGTCAACTGAGTGAAGAAGAGCTAGAACAGCTTGCCCAAACAACCGGCGTATCTTCTGAGGAGATGCGTAAGCAGCTTGAAGAGACGGGCGTTAAGTTTTCTACCGACCTTCCTGAGAATATTGAAGAGGGTGTGGAGAAAGGCCATGAGAATCTAGAGGGAAAGATTCCTGACTATCAAGGGTCCCTTGATAAATATAAGCAGAGTGTTGAGGACGCTGCAAATAGGATGAAGGAGGAAGGCTCCAAGGGCGGTAATGGGACTGGTGAAAACCTCATCAAGGGTATTCAAAACCAGTATCCAGGTGCTAAGACCGCTGCCCAAGGTCTTGGAGATAAGGCTACAGAGGGTCTTCAGGATTCTACAAAGCATACTGACAACCTTGGTAAGATGTTTACTGACGGTTTTCTTAACGGAATCCTGGGTGGACAAAACGACGTCATTAAGAACATAATGGGCTTTGGTGGAAACGTCATTGATGCCCTTGCCCATGTCCTAGGAATCAGATCACCTTCTAGGGAAGCTAGCTATCTTGGTGTAATGTGGAATCAGGGTTTTAAGCAGGGTATCCTAAAGAGCTCTGGTGACGTTACGTCGTCGATAGAAGCGGTAGGACTTGGAGTCATTCAGCAAGTTTCAAAGATGAACAAGTCTAATGAATTTACTCCGAAGGTGTCGCCAGTGGTTGACTGGTCAAACTATCAAAATGGAAGTAAACAGATCCAATCCACGCTTAATGGAATTAGCGGAAATACCAATATTAGCCAGTCCATAGCTTATTCGCGTGACCAAAATATTCTGAAAGAGCTTGTAGAGGTTAAGAAGGATCTAAAGAAGTACAATGATAATCTAGCTAATCTAAGGCCTAATGTTATTATTGATGGCGACGTCCGTTCAGGCGTTACGCAACAATTCGTCGATCAACGAATAACAGATTGGGCAAATGATATGGTCCAAGGAGGAAGGAGTTATTGATATCATGGCAACACTCATTGAATCGACCAACGGTGATACTTTTGGTCTTGCTAAGGCAGCTCATGCAGGTGAGCCTAGGGGAAACGAAATGTTTCTCTCTATGGGTGGCTTGCGTAAGGACTGTTATATTCATACCGCTGAGTTTTATCTCGGCAAACCCGTAAAGAGCGGAAAGATATTGGGATGTTGTGGTGGAGGAATTTGCTTCTGGGCATCACTTCATGACGGCATGGTTCTTCCATTCAAGTATCGTACGGAAATTGCCGATAGCGGTAAAGGGTCGATCAATGAGCTTGGTGGCTTTGGTATGATGCCTATTGATCACTTTGATTATACAATTAAGTATCATAACTATGAGCCGTTTGTCCTCTATGCCAAAGACGGAAGTAACTATTATGTATTTGACGTTACTGGCAAAGGGCTTACGGCTCATAGTATTAGTATTAGTTCCCCTGAGGATTTAAGGACATATGCTGGTGAGTGTATTCTGTTGGCCGATTGGCTAAGACGACCTCAACCGGATATCATATTTCGTCCTGGGGCATTATATGAGCTTCGAACTAAGCATGACCCTGACTTTTTGATCAACTATGGCACTGCCTTAAAGCCTGATCAGATACATGCTTATGTCCGTCCAGGCTCAAATGACAATAAGAACAAGTGGTACGTTGAAGTCTCAGATGATGATACCTTTGACTTGATTAACTATAACTCAGGTCAGATGATTGACGTTAATGAGACAAGGACTTATGTGCCATTACCTAAAGAAGGTGTACAGGTAGGAGATCCTAATGTAATCTTTTGGTATGTTCCTCATGATTGTTTTCAGATGTATCCGAAACGGAAAGAAGGCTTTAATGAAGCTCGCATGTTTCAAAAGCCTCATGATACACCAGAGCACGGAACCATATCTAAGAGTGCCCGACAGCTTGAGGGAATTGTCTATCAGACAGAGCTTATCTGTTCTCATGAGTATGCTACGACTAACCGTGAGGTAGACTCTCATTACAAACTTAGGTGTTGTGCTCAATTCAATCAAAATGGGGAAGATACAAACCTTCGCTATGCCGGAAATCCAGGTACAAACTGCTTTGGGTTCTCAAGGACATATCCATATAATAAATGGATCCCTAAACCATCAATTCTGGGATTCATCAATGATGATGGAGAGGAAGTTCCCTTTGCTGCTTTGTCTGGTGAAGAGCACATAGAGTTTAACATTCCTCTCTTTGCTAATTATGGGGTTCAATGTAGATATTTCGAACTTCAGAATGGCCTTAACGAACGTCACGGCATGTGGTGTGCTCTGTCTATGTGTGTTATTGGCGGTCATGTATGCTCTCTTGAGAAGATTAAAGATATTACAGATGCACATAACGTTATGTTATATTTCAGATTTGTGGGTGAGTTTGGAACAGGTCCATGCAGTCTTCTTGAGTTCGGTTGGTGGCCTTACAGGCAGACATATACTTCCGGAAAAGATGGAGTCTTTAAGTATAACGCTAAGACTCGTACTTTCCGTATGAAGTTTAGGTTCTCCATGTCCTTTGTGTCGTTCGGAAGCCGACTAAACCTGAAGAAGCTAGATGGGCATAAGGTAACTCCTCGGTTTACCAACATGGCGGCTGGCGATGGGGATCTTATTGGATATTTCAATATTCCAATTTCTAAGATGCCTGTATTACCAGCCGATAAGGCGACTGGTCTACTTGAGGTTTATTCTGAGTCAGTTCAAGTCCAACCAACTCTGGTTCAAGGTGTTTTAAAGGGTGACTTGAATGTTAGGAAAGCATCATATGGTGGAAACGGTGCTCTTGATTTAGGATTTAAGTACGACCGAGATACACAGTCAGTCATACTGACTCTCCCAAACAATGGAACGTATGTAGGTGGGTTGGTTATCCCGACAACTCCTGGTGGTACTAGACTACGACCGATTCCTTTTATGTCCAATAAATCAGAGATCATAATGCCCTTACCGTATCGTTATGACGCTAAGAACATTCAATTCCAACTTGTGTTTGAACCAACTGGAGCTACGAAACCAAGTCACTATACGTTTTATGCAGATCCAGCCTGGGTTGAGAAGCTTGAACCACAGGCGGTTTGGTTCATTGATGGTTACCAAGGGGCTTTGACAATGCGTTGTAATGTCGATTCGCCATACACAACAAATCGGTCTTTGTCTTCGACAGTAACCAAGAAGAACCTTATGAACGATAGCACTGCGGCTGTTTACTACGAAGAGTCCATCGACGATAACATCAAAATAGAAGGTATGGTGCCGGATGCGCAGGCGCTTTCATTCAGGAATGCGTTGTTGCAGAAGAAAGCCTTCTTTAGGGCGCCAAATGGGTTCTATGGGTATGTTGGAATCACAAGTGTCGATCTAGTCAGCAAACCTGGTTATGGATATATGAACGAGACTAAAGACTTTGACATGTATACGACTGTGAATATCTCCATGGTTCGTATTGCTGACTATGGTGGGACGTGGATTCTATGATTGATATTAATTATGACGATCGTGGAGCTAATCATGGCCTTAGATTCTTTAGGGTTGATCCAAGAGATGCGTTTACTGGGGGAGCTCCGGCAGGGGAATTGATATTAACGTCGGAAGATCTAGCTCGTTGCAGCATAACTTGGAGTCATACGGATTCGACACGAGTCTCAAGTACAATAGAATATACTGATGCTTCTGGTGGAGATATGTGGGATTTTATTCGCATAGTCGATACTATTCCAGATCGACAGTATTGGAATGTTCTTGGTACATTCATTCCCATGACAATCAAATACTCCGACTCAAATCATAATTATAGGTTGGATGGACAGAGTGTCTTATATGCCTTGAAGACTCAAATAGGACGAGAGAATTGGCTTGTATACAAATGGGCTTCTAAGAAAGACACTCTGCATAAGCTTTTGAAATTCTGTGAGAGAGCTCATGTGATATTATCCGATACGGGAAGTATGTATCGAAACCCTATAGTCATGGAGTATGGAGAAGATTACTTGCACCGAGCCATGTCTGTTGGGTGGTCTGGAAATTATCGCTTGGATGTGACGCCGCTTGGAGTTATTACGGCAGACGAATATAGAACGCCATATAGTAAAAACAGTGAGTTTTCTATAGATTTCACTACCGACGAACGACTTATTAGTAGTGGAAATGACATGGACTATGATCTTATTGGAACTCCAAATGATGCTATTGTGTCTGCGCAGGGGGATAAAGAATATAAGCGGCGAACTCAAAACAAAGTTATGGGTGAAACTCCCAAGGATGAGTATGAGAATAAAGAAAACACAACTTCTGCGCAATATGACGTTGTCGGGTGGTATGAGAACACACCAAATATAGAGCAGCGCGGATATATTGTATCTGATTATCAAGAGACGAATTCTTTAGATGACGTTAGTCATATAAATGTGTTTCGGGCAGCGCGAAGTCGATTGAAGCAACTCGCTGGGAATAATGTTCGGTCATGGACTAAAGAGTTTACATATTTTCCAGTCGAATGCGGGGCTGTGGGGACTATTTATACAAAAGACGTCATTACAGATACATATAGGACATTTCGAGTTATTGTCACTAAGGTTGTGTTGAATCTTTCACCCATGACTCAGACAATCACATTTTCAGAGATAACTCCGACGACAACTTTTACGGATGAGGGGAGTTGATATTTAGTGAATAATCCAAATTATATGGTTCGAGATTTGGCTGGGAAGAATAGTATCGATCGAGACGATCGACCATCTTATACATCTATGATATATGGGCTGGCTCTTGGTGATTCAAGTGAAGGATTTGTAGAAGTTAAGTTACTTGGAGACGGTAAGAATGAGACTAGTGACTTTTTATATTGGAAACTTAATAATAATGTAGGGATCGAGGAACGTGGGATATTTCTTCCAACAACAGTAAGTGTTATGCAAGGCGATTTAGTAGTCATCACCACAACCGGTCAAACCGAAAGGAAGATGATAGTCACGGGTGTTGCTGGCGGTGGAGATGTAGCTGCTAATAGAGTACAAAATATTGATAATGATGTTTCTGGTATTAAAGATTCCGTTAAATTTACACAAAAAAACGTATCTAATTTCCAGGAATATCTGGGTGATCCCATTCTTGACGGAACTAATTTACTTAAGAATGCTTCATTTAATTCCTTAGATAATTGGACTGTAAAACACTCAAAATCAACGCCTGTGGTCAATCTCACAAATGGATATACAAATGGGTCTTATAAAAGTATCAAATTAACTTTTAATAAGAATGATTATTCATCTAGTATAACCCAAATCTATGATTTCTCAGATCTTATGTTCGATCCCTCAGGTGATAATTGGATGGTTGGGAGTGTCTATTGGTATGTCCCGGCTAAAGAAAAATTCAGTTTGGAATTTTCTCGTAAAATAGATATTGATACTTCATTGATATTTACAGCCAATGATAATAAAATTGTTTTCGAGTCTAAAAATTTTATTGGCATGAATAATCAGTATTATAATACTACCTATCGTCGATGGGGGCGTTATCGATCTATAATTTATCTTGATTATTATAAAGCAACTAAGGATGCTTGGCCATTATATAAATATAAAGATCCACAATTAACATTTAAAATCTCAATTTTAGCAAATCTAAAAACGGCTACAGACACAGAAGTAATTGCTTATATTAACCGTCCAAAACTCGAATGGGGTGGCCTACCGACACCATGGACACCCTAGTAATCATTAGGAGGTGATTATGCCTGATGATATTTCAAAAGAACCATTTATTGCCATACTCGTCGGGGTTCTATCGACAATAGTAGCTAGCTCCGTAGGCAGTATTCTTACAGAAATCTCAAATTCTCCAGACAAAACTGATGATATTATCATTTGGACTTTGTCGATCGGAATTACTGTCCTTGGAGCTAGTTTATATTTGTTCAGACGGCATTCAAGACTCAAGAAGATGTCCTTAGAGAAACAGAACATACAACTCAAGCAATGGGTTAGATATTTAAAATCTCTTTATGATGACAATAAACGAACCATAAGCAACGTTGCTGACTTAACTCTGTTTGTTACTAAGTCAGATCTTCTTGAGAAAGCCATTCAATATTCAGAACGCTCTGAGGAAAGATATCCGAACGGTTGGCTTACTCTAGACGAATATAATGAGTGGCAAAAGGAATACGCCGAGTATCGTAAGTTAGTTCAAAGCAAAGAATATAATCAAAGAGATTATCTTAAGGTCTTAAAGAATATGATAGATAATCTATCTATTCGACAGTTAGGAGAAAACTAATGGACGAGAAGATTTACCCCATTCCTGAAAATCTCTATAAGATATTGAAATGGCTTTCAATCACGGTTCTGCCAGTCCTTGCTGTGTTTGTAGGGACTGTCGGAGAGACTTGGGGTTTGCCATATGTACGACAAATCATGGTGACTATTAATGCGATTGGTGCTCTTATCGCCGGTTGTATCATGTACAGTCAGAATTCGGCAACGACTGTTACGACTATAGATTCTAAAGGAGAGAATAATGGAGATTAGTACGGTAAAAGATATTGATACAGACGAGAGTCTTTACAAGGAAATGCTTAACGATCAAGACAGGGTCGATCCGGCTGATGTTCAACCAGTAAAGGAGCAATTCAATGGCTAATGCAGAAGATATCCTTGACGTAGCTCGACGAGAGCTTGGATATTCTCGATGGGATGACCCACTTCCAGGAACTAAATATGGCCGATGGTATGCTGTAGATCATGGCGAGTATTATGGTCATTCTGGAGTAGCATTTTGTGCCATGTTTGTCTCATGGGTTCTTAACCAAGCGGCCGTGCCTTGTGTTGGTATTCCAGGAGCATATTGTCCTTATATTGTTAGGGATTTGCGCAGGGCTGGGGCTGCACTTGGAGCTCGTGATGGTAGGCCTGGAGATATTATTCTCTTTGACTGGAATCACGACGGCGTGGCAGATCATATCGGCTTTATAGAAGTTAACCATGGTTCATATTATACCACTATTGAAGGCAATACTCTTAATGGTCGTGTAGCACGGAGGAATAGGTCATTCGGAGATGTTGTATGTTGTGGACGACCAAATTACTCCGGAGGAAGTGTTGATATTCCAGACGATGGATCTTTGTCTGTAGATGGTTGGGCTGGACCCAATACCATTCGCAAATGGCAAGAGGTTCTTGGGACCGAGACTGACGGTGTGATATCTGGACAGGGCATTGACGATCGTCCTTATCATGTCCGGCTTGTTAGTGTGAGCTATGAGGGAGATGGTGATTCTCAGCTCGCCAAGAAGGTTCAGGAGATTGTTGGGGTTGATGTGGATGGATATATTGGGCCAAACACCATAAGTGCCATTCAGGGTCGATTGGGCACTGACACAGATGGATATTTTGGACCTAATACGGCTAGAAGTCTGCAAGAACGTCTGAATACCGGATCATTCTAAGGAGTTTATATGCCAGATCCACAGAAACCTAAGGTTGCGTTGCCTAAGTATAATCCCGAACCGACAAAAGCTGACTGGAAGTGGGTATTTGATCAACTTACTAAGGAATATCAAAAAGAATACATTGACGATACCGAGGATAAGATAAAGAAGGCAAAAGAAAACAAGGCTATAAATGAGAAAAACGCTCAGGTTGATCAATTAATCAATGGGATTTATGGATTGGAATCAGTTCTTGGTGATCGATTTGAGCAATACCGCAAAATAGTCGAATGGCTTAAACGAGAGGTCAAAATTGATAATCCAGATTGGCCATTTACTCCTCTTGATGATTCTGTTGATGCCTTACAGAGTGATCTAGATAATAAGTATAAACCTGCTCTTGAGAAACTTAAAGCAATTGCCGCTAATTGTCCGTTTGAGTAAGGAGGCCTTATGCCATTAGATAACTCATTGATTACATCTTATATTGGTGACAAGATTAATGATATCTCTAAACTACAAGAAGATACTGAAAAGCGCACGAAGTATTTTGGTGCTAAAAATAAGATTTGTTATGAGCAGCTTAGCCGATATAATGCATGCTCCGCTGCACTTATAGTAATTAAAGAGAATAAGGATATCCCAGATGAGATTAAAGCCGATCTATGCGGTATTCTTAATAGTATAAAATCTGATTTGGATTATGGTACTGCTATTGGTCGCCAAAAAAACTATATTGATCTAATGCGTCTTGTAGCTGAAAGAAAGCAGTGGTACATTACAATAACTAATTGGCTAATTACATTGCAAGATGCTATTACTTAATTATCTTAGAAAGGAGAGAACATGTATGCCTATTCAGAGGATCAAGCAAATCTTTATAGTTCTATTCTGTGTGATATTGCTAAGCGCATCAATATAGGCGATCCTAAAAAGGTAGAAGAGGCTATGAATTACCTTACTCAATTTAGGATCAAGACAGATTATAATGATGCTGGGGTATTGACTATACAGGGTGTCTCTGTGTTTGATACAGTCAAGCATGGCCCAAAGTTGACTTTGTGTAATCATCCGACTTAGATATTCTGAAAACTTTCTTAAAGAGACGTCATGTAAAATTTACACGGCGTCTCTATTTTTGCATTCGCACGAAAAGCATATTCCTTAATAGGAGAGAACATGGGGTTCTCTATATTCAGGAAGGAGCTATCATGGCTCTGTTCAGGAAGAAAAAGGTAACACTGAACGTTAGCGTTGAGTACAGTAACATAGAGAAGTTCGTAAGGCTCATCAAGATTGTCGGTTCGCCTAGTATCAAACTAGATGAATACGGCGATCGGATAAGAGCCGAAATTGACTTCGAAAGTGAGACTGAGCAGCGACTGTTTAGTATACTACTTGTTGACGGAAAGGTAGGTGATATTCTGAAGTAGATCCCCTGGTTTTATCTAAAAGAAAGGTCTTGAAAAATCAAGGTCTTTCTTTTTTCTCTAAGAATAATTCGCAATAAAAGCACACACTATAATAGAAGGTAATATGGAATCCTTAGAAAGGGGATTATTATGAAGACTTTGAAGATTATTGTAATCGCCATCATTGGCATTGTTATAGCAGTATCTGGGATTAACGAGATTCAAGCTCGTGCTCGGTATGCGGAATTTATGAGCCGCGTTGACCGAGTTGAGTATATTGAAGATCCGGAAGTTCCTGGGTACGAGTGGCAGTATCATATGAAGGCTGGTTATGGTATGAACAGGAGGGACTTTGTAAGATACCAAGATTTCTATTTCTAATTACCAAGGCACTGGAGTGACAAAAATGTTCACTCCTTTGCTTTTTTCGCATATTTATCATAGTCCTTAATAGAATAAATCGGGGTTTAAGATTTATTAGAAAGGAATAACGAAATGATTAGAGTTGTTACAAATGCAAATTATGGGGGTATTAACGACCTTACTAAAGCTTATCTGGAAGTCGCCCGGCAAAGCTTGAAGGACTATGTTGAGAAATCCGCTCTTAATCGAAACGAAGCTATCTCAACCCATCTTTTAGATGGGGCTAGAGCTTGTAACGAAATAGATGGATTTCCCAAATCATATGTCGTTGGGCATTGCGTGGTGGGTTTGATCTATGGAAGTGTCTTTTTGGTCGATTATATGAACATTGATTTGGATCAACCCAATGAAATTGAGTTTATTCGAGTTTAAATAGCATTTTAAACCCCGATTTATATTTTTGCAAAACCCCAGGTAAACGGCTTATTGTAAGGCTGTTTAAGACGTTAGAATTTTGGCCCTTAATACTTATTAAGGACTGATATTTTTAAAGCCTTAAAACGCATCTCAGAGGCTCATTTTTAAGAATCTTATCGCAAAAATAATACACTCCTTAATAGAAGAAGGGAATCTATTAAAGGAGGAGAAAATGAAAGATATTTTGGTTGTTTTTGTGTTGGTTCCAATCATTGGGCTCGTTACCATTAATGCATGGTGCGAGTTGATTGATTGGCTGGCCAGGAAAGACCCGAATCGTTATCATAATCCTATGAGCGATTTCTAGTTCTAACCGAGAGGGTGTTAGCTATATTTTTAAACATCCTCTTGGTTTTTCGCATAAAAAAGTCACCTTAGTATAGGACTAGACTTAGAAAGGAGTCTAAGATGAAAAAGTTTATAGTTTTGTCGATATTGGGTATTGTTTATGCGGTATTGCTAACCCCAGTGACTGTGTTATTCATATGGGTAGCAACCCATATGCCCGAAACATTTGATCTTGGGTATTATGGGTTAGTATTTCTGTTGTTGTTGACGTCAATGGGCATTAGTAGTAGCAGTATACTTGTAATCGATTTTATTAATTATAAGACAGATCTATTGGACTAAGTTTTAACTAGTTCCAAGAAGAAGTTCTGAATTATATTCAGGGCTTCTTTTTTTTTTCGCAAATTTATCATCTCCTTTAATAGAAGGTAATTCTAGAGAAAGGAATTGTTATGAACAAAATCTATTGGAAGATTGCTACTATTTATTTAATTGGGGCTATTTTCGAGCAGGTCAATACAATCCAGTCTGGTATTCGTTACAGTCTATTTATGAAGAAGGTGACGGATGTCAAGTATGAGGACAATGGCGACGGCTTGATGTATAGTTTCTATATGAAAGATGGTAGCATCATCCGAAGAAGGCATGATGTTTATACGAGCGATTTCGAGTTTTTTAACTAGACATTTTACCTGTTCTAAATAGAAGAGTGGCTTTTAGCTGCTCTTCTATTTTTTTCTCATTTATATAACCCCTAATAAGTGTAGGGCTTTTATGGATTTTCGCATAAAAAACTCATGGTATTATAGAGCAGAAAAGGTCTGCTTCTAACAGAAAGGATGTGTTAGTTATGAAGTTTATTTATAACGGCAACGAGGATTACGTAAGTAAGCAAAGGGAGGCAGTCGAAGCGATTGCCATGATGATTGTTGATCGTATCAACAATGCTTATCATCAGCATATCTATAACTGGGAGAAGAAGTTCGATTATATCTTGCAAGAGGATGCAAGGTATGATTGGCATACTTTCCTAGCTAAGAAGCTGAATAAGTGGGTGTTCGATTACATCAACCCATATTTGGACAATATGTTTGTGGTTGTCCTCCCAAGTGCTAAATTTGGGTATGTGTTGTTGTTTGGTTTTAAGACATTCAAGGATTGTACATTCTGGACTGATTGGAGTAGTGAAGACCGAGATTAGGCTCTAAAAAAAGAAAGGCGTCAAGCCTCTGTGGAAATTCCACAGAGGTGCCTTTTTTCGCAAATTTGTCACGTATCTTAATGAGAGGGAATTGATCTGTTGTTTTCCCCTACGTTCTAAACGAAAGGAGGTGATTTTATGGCACAGGAAGCTGAGTATGGCAGTACGCTGTGGTGTATGCAACACTATCTATGGCTTCTGAATAAGGCTTTGGACCATTGTGTCCAGGCCTCGACAGAGGCAGAAAGGAAGCGTTACGCACGCATCATCGCCAACAATGCACTTGTGTTAGTGACTGATGCTTTGAGTTTGGAGCGTGGAGAGGAATGACGGGTTAATATTCCCTCTCTTTTTTATTTTTTTCTTTAGAAAGGATTGAGCATGAGTTATATTCCAGAAGGTTATTTTATTGATAAGGGATACACATTCGGGTTAGAGCAAATGTTCCGTCAAGAATTTATGACTAAATCTATGCGTGAGTTAGCAGATGAGAAACTTGCATACAACGTCCTAAGAGATACTTTCTTGGAATGCGAGAAGGGAGCTTCTAAACAAGATATTAAGAAGGTCCTTTACAAGAATTGTGACAAGGAGATTGATGCTTGGTATCGAAAGGTTTTGAATGATCCTAGATTTAAAGATTGTAGTGTACATCGTGATGAAAACCAGATTCTCATTCTATTCGGTATTGCAAATGCTCTTATTGATCTAGATGGCTATGTAGACTTTCTTGATGTGGAGGTTAATCGATGAACTTTACGAAATATATTTCTTATAAGTATTCAAGACGCAATAAGGATATGAGGACGCTTAGACTTATTAACCATCGCATCAAGATTTATTGTAAGATGTTTGAAGATATCTTTATGGATCTTCTAAAGGAACGTCTGGCTCGTAAAATAAGTGACCGAGAATTGCCTTATATTTTGGATGAAGTGTTTGTAGAAACTGTCTTGAAGATGCCAACTACTTTTCCTTCCCCATATGACGGAGTACCTCCTATTAGTATCGGAGTCTCACGTGATGATAATTATAACTTCGAAGTTCATATAGATTATGATTTACTTGAACAAGACTTTGCAGAGGAATATGCTAATGGAACGTTGAGGAGGCCTTATGAAGCTCATTAACCAATCGTATAAAATTCTTGATTTTCCTTGGCTTGCTACAAACATTATAGCAAATTCAGCTCGGGTATCCCATATGAGCCAGAATGGATATTCGAATGCTGAGAATGTAGAGTTCATTAAGAAGCTAATTATGTGGGGTCATTTATCGCCTTTTGAGCATTGTTCGGCCCGAGTCAAGATAACTACAAATCGAGCTATTGCAAATGAGCTTGTCCGACATAGGCATTGCGCATTCACTCAAGAAAGTACTAGATATTGTCAATATGACGACCTTACAGTCATAAGGCCAGGCTGGTTGGATTTTTCTTTGGAGAAAAACAAATTTACAATCAAAAGATATATGGAGTATCTCGATGAAACTCAATCTCTATATCGATATATGATTAAGTCTGGAGTTCCAGCAGAACAGGCCCGAGGAATACTACCACTCGATACAGCAACGACTCTTATCATGACGGCCAACCTACGAGAATGGATATCTATATTTAAACTTAGATGCGATAAGGCCAGTCATCCCCAAATGGTTGAGCTCATGATTAAGATTAAAGAGGAATTTATAAAACGACTCCCTTGGCTTGAAGAAGCTTTACCAGATAATTCTTAGAAAGGAATTACTGTGTCTAAGAAAATTGTTAATTTTATTTTGTTTATTAATATATTCATTTTGCTTGTGCTCGCTTTTGTATTTGCTATGAAGAGTATATGTCCTAATTATATGAAAGACGAGTGTGTTGAACATCCTGCGATTGTGGCTAATGTAAGGAACGATTCGCAAGAATAGCACATACTCTAATAGAAGGTAAACTTTTATGAAAGGAGTTACAATGTTTGGAGAAATTCGTAGGCGGAATGCAGAGATTCGTCGTTATGATGAGGAGACTCGCAGCGCTCTAGCTAATTTTAATCCCGATGCTCGGATTCAACCGAAAGTCGTGGATAAGATGGCAGAGGAGCTGGCAGTCGAATCCCTTAGTGATGAAATTCCATTCAACCCGGATGCTAGACTTGTATTCTAAAGTAAAAACTTATCAACGAAAGCGAGGAGTGACAAAAATGTTCACTCCTTTGCTTTTTGAAAGGAAGATATTTATGATTACTGTTTATACTCCATTGTCTGAAAAAATGGCTAAGGAAGTTCTGCATGAAGGCATTGTTAACTTTTCTCTAGTGATGCTTTTTGATAAAATTTTGACTAAGAAAGACTTTACAAATATACTTTTGGATAATATTTATGAACTGGTTCAACGCGATGATTCTTTTTATTCAACGGGGTTTATTGTATATACCAGAACTACTCCGAAGTTAATAACTGCTATAGATTTCAGTATGTTTGGTTGGATAAATCAGATCGATTATATTAGCTATACTGTGGATAACCCTCCTAAATTGATTAAAAACATACAAGCAGCCCATCAACAAAACTCCAGGTAAACGGCTTATTGTAAGGCCGTTTAAGGCGTTAGAATTAAGGACCCCTAATAAGTATAGGGCTTTTATGGTTTTTCGCATAAAAAAGTCACCTTAGTATAGGACTAGACTTAGAAAGGAGTCTAAAAGATGAGGAAAATTAGGTATGCATTTGGTACTGGATTTACGTATGGTTTGTTTATTATACTTGATCTATCAGCAGCTTGGTATTTGTTAAACCACATTCCCGAAACTTTTGATCTTGGGTATTGTAGTTTAGTACTTACTTGTCTGTATATGCTAGTAGGATTGATAATAGGCATTCCGGCAATCCGGAGGAATGTAGAGCTTTACTTTGAAACTATTGACAAGTCCTAAATTAGTCTAGTTACCAAGAGGAGGTTCTGATTTATATTCAGGGCCTTCTTTTTTTTCTTAGAAAGGAACATAATTATGAATGTCGGTCTAATCAAAGGTCGTCATGAAATCCCGGAAGTAAATGGTCTTTATATATTTAATGAGCCGATTAATCCCACGGATGTTATAGGAATCAATGAGATTGCTATAGATCATATAAAGCAGCTCTTCAGTAACCCGGATGAAGAAAGAAGTATGAACCTTTATGTGACAGGACTTACAGTAGCACTGGTATCTGTTATTAATGTGTGCCGGATGTATCATATTAAGTTAATTTTGTGGCATTATAATAAGAACACCAATCGCTATTTTCCACAAGTCGTATATTAATAAAAATGATTTAGAAAGGAATAATATTATGCGGTTTGTAACGTATATTAGTGCGCTTCCTAAGAAATGCCAAACGGCTGCCGAGAATATGAGTAATCTTATCCAAGAAATATTCCATATAAGTTATGCTACATGGAGACTAAATTATATTAAATCTAAGATTCGCTGGATGTTCCCTTCTTATATTGGTAATGCAACTAGTTTGACTGATATATTCGGTCAAAAGAATTCAGAATCAAAGAAATATTATATAACTTTTATAGAGAGCGGCTGTGGATTAACCTTCTTTATAAATTACAAAAAGAAAGGTAAGAATAAAAGTAAACCGTTTTCCTGTGTTCTTCTCGACCCAGAGGACTGGTATTTCCGACCTCGGCATAACAATTCTAATTAAGGAGATTATTATGACTAATGAAATTAAAGAAAATGACAAAAAGCGTTTGGCTAAGAGATATTTGGCGATGCATGCTTCCTTAATCAAACGAAACCCAAAATCCGCTAAAATTTCACAATCCTTAATAGGAGGTAAAACTCAAAGAAAGGAGAAAGAATGTTTGAAGCGTTGATTTTGTTCGGAATATTGGCCGCTATCGGATTTGTATTTGTATTAATGCCCATATATTCTATTGGGTATGTAGTAGGAATATTCTTCCGTGGCGTGATTGGAGGTATTCGTGGGTTAATCGATAAGGGCAAGGACATTCGCTTGCCTTAAGTAGATCTTTTACCTCAAAGAGGAGGTTCTGAATTATATTCAGGGCCTTCTCTTTTTCTTTTAGAAAGAATGGTGCCATGCCTGGAATTGAGGACGTTGATAAGGAATATATTCCTTATATCAAATTAGTTGTTTCAATCCTTGAAAAGATAGTCAACGAAGATGCTTTAGAGTGGGGCGATTGTTACAAGAAAGCTCAAATTCTCATAATGTATCAAAACACCATATTGCTTGGATCTCATTGGACACTTAAAGTTCTTGATGACGATGCCACAAAACAAGATCATATACTATCGTTGACATTCCATGACGATATTTCAAGGGTGGTATATGATATAGCGAAATTTCTTTACGTTAATCAGAACAAATAAGTCTTTAAGCTCTAAGAGAAACGAACAAATTCGCATAAAAAGCACACACTATAATAGAAGGAAAAGCTTGATGCTACGTACGATGGAGGGTTTGTGAATAATCAGATTCATGAGCCCAGTCGAAACGGTGATGAGGGCGCAACTGATTTTGCGTAACCCCGCGACTGGCGATACTCAAGAGGATGAATGCAATCATCCACTTTTTCTTTTTTTTTTAGAAAGGATAGTGATATGTCTTATAAAACATCTTATGCAAAATCTCGACAGGCTTACACTATTTATGTATTGTTATTTCTTCAAAACATTAATGACATAGTTGCAGAGAATGACCATAAGTGGGATATTTGTTATCCAAAGATTCGATCTGTGGTTAATCAGGATAATGGTATTTTACGACAAGCGCATTGGATACTTGATGTTCTGGACGACAACCCAAAGGAACCGAGCAACACACTCAAACTATCATTCTGCATGCATGATACTGGCAAGGAATATCATATGGCAAATATTATATTGCATCCGTAAGAAATAAACAGTCATTTATAGAGGGCGGAAAGGACTGTTTATGCAGATATTTTTAGCTGTTATCCAAATCATCATAATTTTGATTGGAGGTATATATCAAATTATCAAGATTTTAGAGAGATTTAAATACTAAAAATTTAAGCATCGGTTAAAACGCCCTCTTTTATTTTTCTATAAAAAGGATTAGTTATGCAGATATTTTTAGCCACTGTTCAGATCGTTCTAACTTTGATCCTTATTGAAGGTGTATACAAAATCGTCAAGATTCTAAACAGATATAAATACTAAGAAAGGATTGGTTATGAGTCTTTCCAATAATACAGTGTCTGACTATATTAATCAAGTACGTAATGATATTCAAAACTGTTACATCCGTATGGGCGCAGATTGGTATGATGAGTGGTTTTATGTGGATAGAGAAAATAATATCTCTTTGTCTGAATCTGTAATAAAACGTTCGATGCTTAAAGATATTCTCAACAAAGCTACCGAGGAATTTGAAGGACTTAGTTTCATCATGGTTCCTTCCGGACGAGCAGAAATCAGGTTCTTCTGTATTGTTAGTTATGGTGGCCAAGTCGTTGAGCATGCGCCAGTCTATACTTTGTCTCTTGCTTGAGGAGTAGATACTATGATCGATTTTACTGACCAACCGATTCCAGAATACCCAGAGGATAGGGCAATTTCAGCGCCAGAGCATTATGTGGACGGAAGGCAATACGAGCCTCACCTAGTAATTGAGGATTGGGGTTTGAACTTCAATCTTGGAAATGTGATTAAGTATATTTCGCGAGCAGGAAGAAAGGATGATATTCTTATAGACTTAAAGAAAGCTCGACAATATTTAGACTTTGAAATAGCTCGATTGGAGCGTGAGTATGATGCTTGAACTTCTATTTGGTATTATCGCTGCGGCCATTGGAATTTTCTGTATTGCCTTGGGGTTGATCGCACTATTTTGGCCGCTTATAGCAGCTCTTGTAATTATTTGGTTTGCCCTCCGAGCACTCTGGTGGCTTCTGTTTTAGTATTATATTTTAGAAAGGAATCGTCATGTCTGATGCGGTTACAGTCTTTATTGTTTTAGCGGTTCTTTATCTCATAACAATTGCTTTGGAGAATAAGAGACGACAATTCTCTAAGGATAAAAATTGGGTTCCTAAAATGGTGACGAGTCCTAATACAGGAACATCTGAATCTGTAGTGCCTATGGGATTTATATTCTATAAGGAAGATGGCGGTGGACGCACATATCGTATGGAGTTGAACAATTCGATGGATAATTTCGATAATGGAACCATCTTTTCCTTCACGCTCCGCAAGGAAAACACTGCCTAATATAGGAGAGGGAGTACAAACCGTTGGAGGCTAAGATACTTGAGCTAGGCATGAGTTCTAGACGAGCCTTAGTTAGCCAACTATAATCGTTCAATGGTAGGATAGCTACCGTTTTGGCGGTAGAAGACGCAGGTTCGAAGCCTGCACTCTCTTTTTCTTTTATGAAAGGACTGGCATGATATTTAAAACTGTTAGCACGAATGCAGGGGACAACACAATCATTCACGGTACTTTGGAGGAATCAGATTGGGGTGAGCATCATGATACAAAGCACGTTAAGGACATGGAGTCAGAGGTAAAGTTCGATTTCAAAGACTTTGATATTTGCTATAAGTCGAAGTCTGGCTGGTCTGTACGAGTCATTATATTTAAAGGGTCAGATTCGTTCGCGGTTATCTATCATAATAAAAAATCCGATATAGTTCTAGATAATACAAAGCTGTTTGTATGGGAAACTATAAACCGTCTTACGAAATAGAGGTCGATATGAAATTTGAAGCTGTAGAACAAAACATCAAATCCAATGAGTTGATAGTGTTCGGGAAATTCGATGAATCTGACCGACATATTTGTGACACCGGTTATGTGGCGGAAATGGATAGAGTTCTGTTTGATGACCTTATGGATTTTACCATTAAATTCAATCCAGAAATCGATGACCCAATTACTGTTAGTATGTCTAAAACGGGTAATGCGTTCTTTGTAATCTATCGAGATACAGATTATATAAACTTTGATCGGGCAAAGATATTTGTACAAGAGACTATAAACCGCTTTGTAGAACTGGAGAAGAGGAAGGTAGAGATTCATGGCGAATCTTTGGCTTGATATTTACACTCGGCCGACTGATATTAAGATCTTTCCTGTATATGACATGCAGTACACTATGACCGCCGATAGTACGACCGTACGAGTAGCCATTATGGATCGAAATGAACCTCTTATCCGTCGAGTATCCACACAACTTCTTGCCGAGATTCGACAGAAGGATGATCGCTTTTTTAATAAGATTTCTTATGATAGAATCCCTCTTAAGGTCGTTATTAGGGATGATGATCAACATGAGATATACCATGACGACTCTGCAATCATAGATATTTGCGATAAGATGTTCTTTGGGTTTATGAGATTAGATATCTCTCATTTCTGCTCGCAAAAAGCAAAGGAGCCTAAATGAAAATTGATTGTATTGTTCCGCATATGGACGATCACATAATCACAATAATCGGGCGTCTTGAGCGGGACGATTGGAGCTATAACCCAACACGTAATGAGTTTGAGACTCTAAAATCTGAAAATATATCTGAGTTATCCCGTACATTTGGGGTTGTTAGATATTATCAAAAACGTGGCAGTCTAGTTAAAAGCATTTCCGTTCAAATCAACTCTAATAGTTTCGTGATCCGTTATGAATTTGCGTTCGTTGATGACTTTATGCAAATACCATCATACGAAATGCGTGATGCAATTAAGGCGACTATTAAGAAAATGTTGGAAGTAAGTGATCCTGCCGAAAAAGATAGAAGTATTTCACTAACGGCTCTTAACTGGATTAAGGAGGCGAGTGATTCGCAAGAAAAACTAGGTTCTTAATAGGAGGGTTCATCGGGAACTCTCAGAAAGGAGAAGGTTATGTTTCTTATGAAAAGGGATCCGATTGGAGATCGTCTGAAGGAGTTGGAGGATAATCCAGCTAAGGTACAAGTTGACGACGAGATTATTCGGCTCATCGAAGAAATTCGGAACGAGCAAAATGAAAGTAAGATTCGGCAGATGGTGAGTAATATCAAAGACTTGGCAGATGCCAGCAAGAATCTCAATTGTATTGAGAAGCGCGTTGACATTCGCAAAGACGATGGTACTATTCCGTCTGTTGTTGCGACTGCTCTCAGCTTTGCGTTCTTGGTTGTATTCGAAAACCGGCACGTCTTGCCGCGAGCTATTAGTTGGATTAAACGAGTCTAGTAACTAAGGGCGATCACCAAGGAGGTCTGTTGATATTTAACAGGCCTTCTTCTTTTTAGCAAAGGAGGCTAGATGAAAATCGACTATATTGTACCACATATGGGCAACCACACAATAACGATAATTGGACATCTCACACAGGATGACTGGGATTATGGTCTGGAAAGCAATAAATTTGAGGCTTTAAAATCTGAAAACATAGGCGAATTATCCCAGTCATACGGAGTGGTTAGATATTATCCAAAACATGGTAGTATGGTTAAAAATATCACCGTTCAAATCGATCTGACTAAGTTGAACCATTTCGCAATTTGTTATGAGTTTGCTATTATTGACGATTTTCTACAAATACCCGACAGTGAGTTGCAGTATGCAATCAAAGCAACTATTAAGAAGATGTTTAATGCAAATATAAAGCAAATAACTCAGCTATTTAAGAGGGAGAGTATGGAATGAAAATCGATTATATTTGTCCACATGCTGATAACTTTACCATTACGATAGCTGGAGTAATCGACGAGGATGATTTGAAAAACACAAACAATACTAAAAACTTTGCTACAATGGAATCTGAAGTCACAGAGGAACTGTCTCAGACTTGTGGAACTATTGTATATTATCCCGGTCGTCGAGGACATGCTGTCAAAAGTGTCACTGTCCAAATACATTTCAATACGTTTATAATTGAGATTGAGTCTGCTTGGATTACTTCATTTCCACAGATCTGTTCGAGCGATTTGCGTTATGCAATTCGGGAGACTATTAAGAGAATGTCTAAGGTGAGTGAGTCATGATATTATTTAATAAACTCTACTTATCTGATAAGTCTGTTACTCTCCTTGGCAGCCTTGAGGACTCAGACTGGGATACTCCAAGACCATTAAAAGATATTCACAACATGCTCGTGGAGATTATTAAAGAGGAAGGGTATTATCATTATCAGCTGTATCCAGACAAGCATGACCGTTCAAGCTACATAGGTATTATTATATTTTCCCCAGACCGCTTTGCAATCTCCTATTACGGAAAGCTTGCTTCTAAATTCATAAGCATTGATGAGATGCGTAAACATATCTGGGGAGTAATCCATTATATTCAGGAAGGACATTATGATGCTTCGACCGACTGATTATACCCTTGCTGAGAAAAACACTTATGGAGATCTAACCAAGTATCGTTTCGAGGCAATTCTGGCTATGAGATACCCGTACCCATCAACCATTGATATTACATATGACCGTGCAAAAAAGGAGGTTGTCGCAGCGGTTGGTTGGGGCGTCCAGCTAGTTCCCATCATTGATATTCCGCATCCGTTAGTAGATGGGTTGGTGGAGCATTACATTAGTCATCGATTGGAGAACTGATGGCTTCATTCAATCCATATGACTATTCATTTTATGCTAGATATTCTGGAACAGAGGATAAGACCGGTAATGACTGTGACTTGTATATGTTCTATGGAAATGCTACTGCCAAATATCGGTCCATCCATATCTACCACGATTTAATAGAGGACCATTGGGAAGTTAATGGTGTACCCAATTGGTATTTTACCAATGAACCAATCCCAGTAACTGATGACGAACGCTGGTTGATGTTTGAGCGAGTCATTCTTTGTAAGGAGTCTGAATGGTACGAATTGGACACTTCCATCTCGAAACTATACAAACGATCAATGGCGGAAGGGAGCTATGCGTTGTCTTTCTACGAAACGAAGGTGCCGATGACGAACTCGACAGTCTAGTCTTGTATTATGATATCTCAGAGAAGAAATTTTATGGAGCATGCAGGTATCCAGATTGGACTAAGCCCATGCTCAAGACAGACGTGTCGAGGATGCTTAGGCTACCAGAGATTCAGAAGATAATTAACCAATACAAACTGAGGAGATAATATGGATATCGAGGAGCTGAAAGACAAGAAAGATGAGAATTCTAAGAAGACTCTAGGAGATGTTGTCGGTGAGCTTGTAAAGGGTATGATTGCAATACTTATCGTGTTGCTTGTGGTAAGTATGATTCTTGGGTTTGTCTATCTAATCTTGTTTATATTCTCGTCTATGATACATCTATGGGTTTAAGGAAAATAATATGGATATTGACGATCTATTAGACACCTTGGATGTTTTTGGACAAGCTATGATTGTAACATTTATTATAGCCGGTTCAGTTTTTGGCGTCATTTGTATAGTATCATTCATGTTCTCGTCTCTATTACGTTTATGGGTTTAGGTTAGGAGCAATATGAACATTCAAACAGTACTCAAATGGGCTTCTAAGCGCTCTCCTGAGATTCTAACAAGCCTGGGATGTGTTGGAGTAGGAGTGACTGGATATTTGGCCGGAAAGGGGGCAATCAAGGCGTCCTACGTATATAATCAGCTCGCTAAGTATGATGATGAGGAAAAGGCTAAGACAAGGAAGGAGAAGTTCCAACGTAAGATGCGTCTAGCCGCTCCTTGTATTAAGTATTATATTCCCGCTACCATTAGTGGTATTGCAACTGTTACATCCATATTGGGTTTGCATCGGACTATGTCCATACGGCATATGGCAGTAGCTGCTTCGTATGTTGCGGCAGATAGTGCGCTCAATCGCCTTCAAGATTCTGTGAAGGAGACTCTGGGTGAGAAGAAGAGCTCAGAGATATTCTTGAACAGCTCTAAGAAGGCCGTTGCTAAGATGCCAAATGAGGAGGATATTCCAAACCTAGTCGAGAGTGGAGAACCAACTGGACACGAGAAGGCATTGATATATGATGCATACTCAGGTCGGTATTTTAAGTCTTCAATCGAGCACCTTAAGCGCATTGAGGCTGATATGAATGCCGACCTCATGAAATATGACTGGGTGCCTGTTAATCAGATTTATAATGCAATTGGTCTAAAGCCCATTACTCTTGGAGACGATTTAGGCTTTAAGTTTGAGATAGATGATATTTCGTCTCGAATCGAATTCAACTTCGAAAGTGACATTAATGATGATGGAGATCCTTATATCATTCTTGTCATGGGGCCAAAGCCAAAGTGGACATATTACTATGACTCAGATAGGTTTCTGTAAGAGATGGGAGTGGTATGGCAGAGGTAAAGTTATCTGAAATCTCAGACAAAGATATTCCCAATAACTCAAATCGAGCAAAAAGGGAGGCAGCAACACAGAAAGATATTTCTAAACCTCAAGTCGTGTCTGCCAAAGTAATTCCACACAAAGACTCATTGATAAAGGATTATGTGTTTGACGAGGTTATCCTGCCAAACATAAAGACGTCAATAGATTCAATCGCCATGACCTTGATATCTGGTATTGCAGATAGTCTGACTGGTATCGTCAAGACTTGTCTATTTGGCGAGACTCCAGGACGCACCGATCCTCTGAGTCGCTACACAGCATACCGAAACCAAACTAGATATTCTCGTCCTCGTCTATATGAGCCATCTAATCAGATTCGAGTTAGACCTGCTGGACGACCCGAGGGAAACCCAAGGCGAATTGATAACATTATATTTGACTCGCGACAGGAGCTTGAGGATTGTCTAGTGAATGCCAATGATATTATTGAGGAGTATGGTCGAATCAGTGTAGCAAAGTTCTATGATATTTGCGGCATCACAACGACCATCACTCAGTATGATTACGGTTGGTATGAGTTGGTGAATGTTAGGGTCAAGCCGAGTCAAGGTAAGTGGATCCTAGAGCTTCCGCCGACAGTTGCTCTCGATTAAGGAGGATATTTGGTATGAATGAAAAGAAGCGTTATTCTTATGCAGGACCCGTACGACTGTATGACAAGATAGTCGATCATAACTATAAAGGAGAGACAATGGCCTTTACGCCCCAAAAGGCTCTGAGTAATCTAGCTTGGAGGTTCAAGCAGGATTACCATTATAATGATCTCGATAAGATTGAACTTGATAAGAAGTATTTGAGTGTTCTTTACTAATCTAATGAAAGGATATTTAACATGAGTATTTCAGCAATTAAGAAGGTTGCGCAGGGTATTTATGGAGCTTCTAGGTTCTTCCTGAAAAAGAACGGTCCGACCATTGCCACGACTGTTGGCACCGGATGTATGCTTGGAAGTGCGGTGTGCGCTGGGTATGCCACGTATAAGGGATTCGACACTGTCGCCGAGGACCATCGCTATCGTATGGGTAAGCAGGAGATGGTAGAGGAGACTATGAATGATGAGGAAGGAAAGAAGCTTCTCGATTCATTTGAGCATAAAGTCTCTAAGGGCATGATTATCAAGGAGCGCATCACCAATTATATTCTGACTGGTGCTAAGTTCGTTCAACTCTATGCCCCCGCCATCGGTCTTGCCACTGCTGGTATTGGCTTGATATTTGGTGCTCATAATGTCATGGCCAAGCGTAATGCTGCCCTGAGTCTTGCTTATACGGGACTTGAGGCTGCCTATGATGCATACCGTAAGCGCGTTCAGAACAAGCTTGGAGAGGATGAGGAAGCTCGTCTGTATTCGGACGTTCCAGAGCTTAGTGATGGCTCTACGGACGAGAAGGTCGAGCAGGACAAGGTAATCATGGAGGAGACTGGCTGGGATACGCAGATGTATAGGCGTGTCCTGGATTGCCGTAACTCTAACTACGGTAGGACCTTCGCAGCCAACATGATATTCCTTATGTGCTGCGAGCAGGCCCTCAATGCCAAGCTTAAGTATCAGGGGTTCCTGACTCTTAATGATGCCCTCAAGCAGCTTGATATGCGTCAGACCAATGTCGGTCAAATCATCGGCTGGACTCTTGATGGCGACCAGACTCGTACTGATGGAGACGGATATGTTCAGATTATCCCTCCCGCAATCCGCGCGCTCTATGAGAAGGGCAAGGAGCACAGCCCCATCATCCCGCTTGAGTTCAATGTCGATGGTCCAATTTATAATAAGATTGACGATGTCGTCCGTGGTGGGTCTGAGTCTGATCCTGCCGTGGTTGACCCCGCTGACCCCGAGCTTGCATAGATATTCGTAGTGGGAAAATCCTGTAAACCCTCTAGTAAAGCAAGACTCGTAAGACCTTAAGCTCTCTTTCAGCTTAGGGATTTGAGTTCGTAATTTATATTTAGACAAATTAAGGCATCGGGTAATTTACCCCTTGCCTTCCGTTTTCTTAAGGAGTTAGTTTTGATATTCGCAAAGTCAGATTTGGTAAAATGCCTGGTAGCTGGGGTTGTTGGTGTATGTGTTGGTTCTGGTGTGACATATGCTATCATGAAGCACAAGGCTAAGAAGCAGCAAGAGATTCTTAATGACACTGATGGAAAGGGCTACTATACTTACGAAGAGTTCATGAGTAGGTCAGAGAAATGTAGTGGGAAGAAAGACGAGCCCGAGGAGTCTCTGGAAGCCTGTAAGGACACAGATGAGGATTCTAGTATCATATCCTTGCCGGTCCCAAAAGTCTCAGATGATGGATATTACCGCTATAGCAAGAAGTATCTATTGAGTAATATGCCAGATCTTCACCCGGTTGACTCAGACGAAGATGATGGCTCTGATGATATTGACGTGAGCCCTGAGGAGATCGCGGAAGGGCATGAGATATTGGATGGGGATCCTTTTGGTGCTCCGTCAGATGAGGATATAGCTCTTATGATCGCTCAGAAGAAGGCAGTCGATAGTATTGATGTCGTTAAGGATAAGAATGTAGATGAGAACCCCCTTATGGATGAGCCTGACAAAGCTCTTGGTGAGTTGAGCGATGTTGAGAGTGAGGATGGGGAGGAGCCTCTCTTTCTTGAGCCTGTAGAGGTTGATATTGACCCGAACGAACCGCCGTCATACATAGGTCGTAGGACATTCTGGCAGAACGAGCCTGGATATGAGATTCGGGAGTGGAATTGGTACACTAAGGACGATACAGTGTGCATGTCTGATGAGATGGAGTTGATTGATAATTGGAAGGACTTCATGCCTGATGACATAGAGGAGCATAAGGGTGCCAATTGGCTGTACGTACGGGACCCAAAGCATGCTGTCAAGATTGTAATTCGGTGTATTAATGGTGGTTACGATACCTATTTGAAGGATTTGGAGGATTAGAGTTATGGCAAAGCGTGTTTGGACGGAGCGTATCCCGTATTTGCGTTGGCTTATGAACTATGCTGGTCTTGATGATTCGGATATTCCTGTACGTATTCAGTACATGTTGAATGATTTGTTCCGGGTGGAGTTTGTTCCGGTTAACCCTATGGATAGTAATAGGGCTAAGAATGGTCTTGTGCTTAGGGAGTATTACATTGATATCCAGAAGAACGTCATAGTCAGTTCTATTCCATCTGATATGGATTGTACGGTTCTGGAAATGCTTATTAGACTTGCGTTTGATATTAGCGATATGACTGAGGGGTTCGTTAAGGATGCAAGTCCACGATATTGGGTGCTTGAGATGTTGAAGAATAACGGTCTTTACTATAACCGAGATTATAGTATTGAGGACTTGAAGAATCCGGAATTGTTTAGGGGTGATTCTTTGTTTCCGGGGGTTGATAAAGGAAATAAGGATGGGGAAATTTGGCAAAAAATGATGGGGTATTTGGTGTCAAATTTTAACTATGTTTAGGGGTTGAGAAGTGAATTTGGCATGGAAATTTTTGACGTTTTAGCTGAAAGAAGACTGAATGTGAAATTATTTTTTAACGCAAAAATAACGTTTGCCCAGGAATAGGCATGAAAAGTTTTGCTCAGAAAAAAAAGTATGGCTATTCCTGGGGTTTTGTTAAAAAAACAGCTTTTTTTTGCGTTTTATGCATTTTTGAAATTTTATATTAACATATAGCATTCTGAAAGAGATCTTAAAAAAACAAAAAATACACAAAACTGAAAGAGAAAAACGTCAAAAAATAAGGACTTTTAAAAAAGTGGCATCAGGGGTGTTTCTATAGCTATTCCTGGGGTTTTGTTATATTTCTAAAAAATTTTAATGTC